TTATCTTTCTATTAACTTGTCTACTTTTACCTCTAGCTTATCTACCTTATTATCTATATTCTTTATTAGACTACTATTAGTTATAACAAGTTCTCTGTTAGTTTCTGTTGTAACATCTAAGGTAGCAGACATCTTTAGATACATCCTCCACATTCCCCAAGCACAAGCACAACTACATACTATCGGGTAACCTAATGTGCTAATCGCATTGATTAAACTTTGTTCCACTATCATCACCTCCTATAATTCTTTTGCAATTAATAATCTTGCAATTTTACCTTGATATGTTGTAGAGTTTACTATTATGGCTATCCCTTCGTCTTGATAATATATATTTACACCATCATTTAATATTGAATCATAACTATTATCTATTTTTGTAATATATCCGCCTATAACATAACATTCCCCTTTTATACAACCATTTGGGTAAGGTATTATAGTTTTAAAAGTAATATTATCTGTTATAGCTTCTATCCAATCAAAGACATATGAGATATTACTTCCGACACTAGCAATACTATTAATATTATTGTTTATAGTTAAATCCATTTTATCAATCTTGCTCTTTAAACTAACTTGACCATCTCTAGCATCTATAACTTCTTGTGCAATAGTATTTGCATCTTTGCCACTATAATAATTAGCATTTATAGAAACTGTAATATTACTTCTAGTAGTAGATTGTAATTCTATAGTATTCATATCTATGTATTTAAAATCTGGCATACTAGAGAATTTTGTATCATCATTAATTGCACCTACTATTAAATTTTTGCTATTTAATCCATGATTAAGAACGTATGTTAAATTTGGTTCAGTTCCTACCCAATTATCAGAAAGAACAATATATGAATCATTACCTCTAGCATTTATAGTATTAATATCATCTTGTGCATTTGCTATAGATGTATCTAATTCTGTTTTCTTAGCATCTGCTATGGCTGTGGTATTTTCTAATTCAGTTTGAGAAGTATTGGCTGTAGAAATTGTACCCTCTAATTCTATTTTCTTATTATTAGCATTAGTCGTAGTTGCTTCTAAAACATCATCTAAATAATATCCTTCTTCCATTTTTTCAATTAATGAATGTTTTAAAATAGTACCTACTCTAACATCTTCATCTAAAGTCATATCTAATTGAGTTCCTATTGTGATATCTTCCTTTAGAGTATCATCTAAAGCATTTCCTGTATCAATAGTTTTATTTAATTCTTCTATTATACTAACTATATTTCCACTTTCTACACTGTTCTCATTTATTACACTAGGTTTAATAGGAATTATAAAATCAAAACTTGTCTTTTGTTTGGTTTCACTATTTACCAATCTTAGTTCACACTTTACTTTTCCACTAACTCTAGTGATATCTCTCATACACTCTATCTTTACATTGTTAGTTGTTTTTATTATATTATTAGTTTGAATCACAAAAGTATTGTCAGGTTTTAATACTCTTAAATCTATAGTGTATTGTGTTAAATCTAATATATTCCCATTATTATATAAGCTTAAATCTAATGTTATATCATCATATTGCTTACAAGACTGAATAATAACTGTACTAGTATCTTTTAAATCAGTGTCATTATGCTCCAATAGATATATATTTTCAGCCATAAAATATTTCACCACCTCTCTTATTTAATCTATTATTTTTTAGTTTATTTAGGCTGTAAACCTATAAAATTACCCTCATTATCTACTATAGCGTTGTAATTAAAAATATCCCCGCCTATTTCATAAGGCAAGGATATAAAACGTAAACCTTCGTTATTATAATGTTCAACTTTTTCTTCTAAATTTATATTTGCAGGAAATGTAGGTGTCATCACCTCATGTTCAGCTTGTGTTATTTCTCTCACATTTTTACCTTCATTTTTAAAAAATATAACCATTAAATTAATGCCTCCTTATATATAAATACTCTAACTTTAAATGTGCTTAACAAATTAGCATTTGCTCTCTTAAAATTAATTTTAATTGAATTACTATCCGCTGTTGCTCTAATAATAGAAGAAAAGGATAATGTAACTCCATCATTACCACTTATACTAAAAGCAGGTAGTTGCACATTACCACTAACGCTACTAGGAGTATCTACTTGAAATCCTAAAAATGCAGGTACATAACCTAGTCCATGAGTATAGTTATAAACATAATCTAAATTACTCCCTGCGTTTAAAGACAAATCTACTGTAGCATGGATTTTAAACATATTACTTTTACCATCTATAACTACAGTTCCATTTGAGTTGGTAAGCTTCAAAGCTCCACCAGTTATATTCACATTACCATTATCTAATCCTATATTAACTTTATTATCAGCTGACATTATATTTCCAGTCCTTAATAAATTTGAATTTAGTACTCCCGTTGAAATCACCGATGCATTAAAGTTTCCATTAATATCCATAACTAAAGTGGAGTCAGTGGCTAATACACCATTCTTACTAAACTTAATTCCATTCTTATTTAGAACTATACAATTTTTCATTAGGTCTACTTTCTCATTGTCACCTATTGCTACATAAGACTTATCGTAATGCACATAGCCACCGAATCCTTGGTTAACTAAAGCAGTACTTTCTTGTCTAGCCACTTCTATTACTTCATTCATGGTCGGCTTAGTTTTAATTTCTTGAACAATAGAACTAATAGAAGGTGGAGTTATGGACTCTATGCTATTATTAGTTAATGTTACATCTTCAATTTCTTGTGTTAACACATTATAAGTATAACTATATACTCTAACATTAACATTTAAGTTATTATACTTTTCAATTTTTACATTAACAACATCTCCAACGTTGATAAAGCCTTGTGGTGTGTCTTTATATTCCTCTGTAGTTGATAAATCAATAAACTTGGTTGTATATTCTATAACAGGCATATCTACTTGATGGATTGTAAATTGCTCCTCCGCTAATTTCTTTAGTTCAGCAATGGCTTCAATTTCACTATTAAAATAAATATAACCTTCTTGTTCTTCTTCTCCGCTTTTTCTAACTCTTACTTTAGTTTCTATCTCTATAGTTCTACCTAGCATATTCGGATTGTTTGCAAGTAGTCCACTATAAATTATAGGGCTTTGTATATTGTTATATCCTTTTGCAATTACACCCGTTACAATATCAAAATTTTCATGTTGGTTATTTTCTAGCAGGTTACTCCCATATTCTACAAAATACGTAGGTGTCTTACTTCCCACATGGTCAACTATAGAAACTTTAAACCCTTCTCTTTTTATCTCTCCATTAAAATTTTGACTTGCTTCATTTATAGCATCATATAACATTTTATTTTCAAAATAGTCAGTTCTAAAGTCTGTTATATTCCCTCCTACTTCTAAATCTTTTGCAAATTGTTTACCCATTAGATATTCTTTGCTATGTGTTTTGCACCATTCTAGATATGCTATAGAGTTTAAATTGGTAGGTCTAACATCTTCTAAAAACATTCCTCTAGTTACGTCTATACTCCATTGCCAAGCAGTTATTTCTATTTCATCTAAACCTTTATCAATATCACAAATATCAAAATATTCCCATTGTCCCTGTATTAGAACTTTTAATATTTGTTTACCTTCTATTTGTTTATATATCTCTGTTCCATCTTCGCAGATAATAGTTAAATTAAGTATATGTAAGGAATCTAAACAAGGTATGATTTTTAAATTTATGCAAACATTATCTAAAATAGCTATATAACCATTATTAGAAATTAAATCTAACTTCTTTGTACTTTGGGGAAATAAATATATTTTATTTTCCATTTAATCACTCCTTCCATAAAAATAAGACTAGGATATTTCACCTAGCCTTACTATATAATTTTACCTTGGTGGATTTACATTAGCTAAAAATGGCTCACATACAAAATTAATAGTTACTTTATTAACTCCTATACCACGTTGTAAATTGTCCATGCTCCATCTTTTAACCTGAAATCCTTCTTGTTCTTCATTTATTGTTAATATCCCTTTACAATCTAAAACATACTCTATATTTGATAATCTTTTATAATAATCCTGAGTTTCATACATATTAAATTCTATAGAAAATTCTCTACTTAAATATCTTATATGTTTTGTTAGACTACCATCCCTTCCTGGTATGAATTTTTCTTGAACCTCTTCTTTTAATGGGGGTACTGAGAATATATAATCTTTTTCTAAGTATAATCCTAGACTCTCAAAGTCAATATTATTAATTTTCACTTTATGTAAGTTTTTTGTTGCCTTATTATTAATTTGTCTAAACATTTAATCACCACCTATTTTAAATTATTTTTTTCATACTTCATTTGTTCTTTAGGTAAGAATGGAGTTACGACTTTAGCTAAGTTTCTTCCTTCTGCAACCAAGGTACTTTCTAACAGGATAGTGTCAGGCATATTATTACCATTTTCTTTTAATAGAGAGCTAATTTCTTTTAAAGCATTTATAACATTAAAATTAGAATTAATTATTTTATTTAAAACTTCATCAGTTAAATTACTATTAGAATTGTTTTTCTGACTATTTATTAAATTAGTATTTATAGTTTTAAACATTTCACTAATCTGTCCATTTAAAGAATTATTAACTTCTTGCTCTACCATTCGTTGCATTTTTAAAGTAGTCATTAAAGCGTTAGTAACCTTAGTATTAGAAGGAGCATTTATAGATTCACCCATTAAATTTTGACCTAGGTAAGTTGCTTGGCTAGATATAGAGTCTATTAATTCAGTACCTCTTTCATTAACCGTTACTTGTCCACCATCGTTTACTGTTCCTCCTTCTGCTTGGAATCTATCTATACCATCACTAGCACTAGACCTCCATCTCTGTTCTTTAACAGTTAAAGTAACAGTTTTATTTAAAGGAATATTATCTATAGCAGTTTTTATTTCCTTTAAATTTTTAATAGTTCCATCGGCGTTAGTTTTAATTTTAACTGGAGTACCATTAATATTAATAAAACCTTCCTTTGTACCATCTGTAGCAGTTTTAACTTCATCTAAAGATGCTATAACCTTTCCATTACTGCCCACAATATTGCCATTGGAGTCTACAGTTGCCCTTGTGTAACCATTCATTATAGAGGTCATTATACTTCTATTTTTTATATTATTTTGTACTTCTGCATCCATTTGATTACATATATCTTTACTATAGCCGACTACTTTATCTCTACCTATGCCACGTTCAGAAACATTTATTTTATTAAGTCCAATAATTTCTTTTGTTGCTTTGTCGGTTTTTACTACTAAATTATCCCAAGTTTTAGTTTCAGTATTAAAAACTTTATATGTTCCATCGGCAGTAATCCTATTAATCTCATCATATTTAGCTACAGTTTCATTAAATTCCTTCTTCCTTCTTAAATCAGCACGTGACATTTCTTCTCCTGTATATTTATTTATTAATTCCATATATTCAGGATATTTTTCATTACACGTTCCTATAATATCATTCCACTTATCTTGTTCATTTTGAAGAAGTTTATCTCTTTGTTCAATTTTAGCTTTTAATTCTTCTTCAGCTAATGTTTTTTCAGCTCCTTGTAATGTTGGAATACTTGCTTGTAATGCTTGTATACCTGCATCATATTTTTCTCTTACTATAGCTTTCTGTTCTTCCATGCTAGTTCTTTGTTGGATAAGAGATTGACTTAATGCTTCTGCACTATGTCCGTTAGCTTTCTCAAAGAATAGATTTTGAGCTGATAGTCTTTCTTCATGACTAAGATTCATAGAATCTAAAACAGCTTTATTAGCTTTAATAGTTTCACCATTAATAACTGTTAGTTCTGCTTTAGTTAATTCTCTTTGTTCTTTATTTGCTCTTGCTATTATTTCTGTTATTTTTGCATTAGCATCTTGAACTATTTTCTTTTTCTCATCATTACCCTTACCGATTATTTCTAAAACCTTTTGTTCTTGTTCAGTTACCACACCATCAGCACCAAATAATCCCTCAATGGAATTATGAACTTCTGTTTTATTGCTATCTATAGTTTCTATAATGCTATTACACCATTCATCTGTTTTAGTTTTAACTGTTGTGATATCTTCTTCAGTTATTATTCCGTCAAAATTAACACTTTCTATAGTAAGCCTTAAATTCCTAGATTTTTCAGCTATATTGTCTAAAGCCTTTTGAGTTTCTGGACTTACATTACTATTCCACTGTTCATATGTATATCCTAACTCCTCCATCTCTTTTTTAGTGTTTACGGTCTGTCCAGATAATTTAGCCATTATTACTTCCATAGCACTCATATCTTCGCTAGATTTTAAAACACTCGAATCCATCATATCGTTATATTCATGCATACCGTAAAAAGCTAAACCCAAAGCTCCTATAGTTGCAATAGCAGGTAACGCTATCCCACTCAATACAGATAATCCCCCACCTAAAGCAGTTACTCCACCCGTAGCAGTTCCTGTAGCAGTTGCTAATCCTGTAGTTACAGTAGTTGCACTAGCAGTAGTTGTTGTTAATTTACCTAGCCACCCTAAAGTAGTACCTATTCCTTTAGAAAGACTACCTACACCACTAGTTAATCCTCCAACTACTTTTAATAAACCACCTGTTGCAAATGTCATTAAGCCAGTTGATAAAATTGCTTTTTGTGTTTCACTATCTAAACCACTAAACCAATCAATAAGTTTTTCTAATCCATCCATTAGATCAGAAACATATGGTAACAGTTCTTCTCCTAATTCTATTCCTAATTCCATAAATCTATTTTTTAGCATAGCTATTTTACTTGCATTTGTTTCATATCTAGTTTGTGCTTCTTTAGATAATGCAGTATTATCTTTCCACGCATTATTACCTAAACCTATAGCTTTAGTAAATACATCACTTGCAGATGAGGCTCTCAATAAAGCATCTCTTAACCTTACCTCTGTTATCCCCATGTCATCTAATACTTTAATAGCACTAGAACCCTGTGCTTCTGCATTTCCTAAACCTTTTATAAAAGATATAATAGCTCCACTAGCATCATTTTCAAAAGCATTTTTAAATTCTTCAGCACTCATACCTGCCACACTAGCAAAATCTTTTAAACTTTCATTTCCTGTTTCTACTGCTAATTGCATTTCTACCATAACTTTAGAAAAAGCACTTCCACCTGCTTCAGCTTCAATACCTACACTAGATAATGCACCAGAAAAAGCCATTATTTGAGCTTCGGTTAATCCAACTTGTTTTCCTGCACCTGCTAATCTCATTCCCATACTTACAATATCAGCTTCTGTAGTAGCAAGGTTATTTCCTAATGCAACTATGACACTACCTAAATTACTAAACTTGTCTTGACTCATACCTACGATATTTGCAAACTTAGCTAATTCACTAGCTCCTTCATTTGCAGATAGATTAGTTGCATCTCCTAACATTACCATGGTCTTTGTAAAGTCTAATATACTAGGAGTTTGTATACCAAGTTGTCCTGCACTTTCAGCAACTTCAGCTATAGCACTTGCAGATTGAGGCATTTCTTTAGACATTTCTAAGATACCTCTTCTTAAAAGTGCTAATTCTTCATCTGTTGCATTAACAGTTTTAATTACACCAGTAAAAGCACTTTCAAAATCAATCGCACTTTTTACTGCTAATCCACTAAATGCAACAAGTGGTGCAGATATCTTCATTAGGTTTCCGCCTACATCACTTATATGTCCACCTAATTTTTGGAGTTTATCACCTGCTTTATTAAACTGTTCACTTGCCTTTAAAAATCCATTACTATTTTCTTGTATAGCTTTATTAGTATTTTTTAATTCACCTTGTAATTTGACTAATTCAGCTTCACTTTTATTCATTTCTACAGTATTACTATTAATAGCTTTATTGTTACTTTTAATTTTATTACTAGTTTCATCATACTCACTTTTGCATTGGTCTAGAGCTTCTTTTAATTTTAAAGCTTCTGCACTTTCTTCTCCGTATAATTTTTTAGCTTCTTTATATTGCTTTGCTAAATCCTTCTTCTTGTTGCCCAACTTTTCTAGAGAATCTTGATTTACTTTTAATTTTTGATTATTTTTATCTATATTGGCTTGATATAATTTCATTTTAGAATTTACATTTAAAATCTGTTTTTCTAAACCTTTTTGTTTTAGTGTTAAATTTTCTATATTGTTTCCATATGTATTTAATTTTGCACTAGCTGTCTGTAATTCAGATGCTGTCTGTTTTATGCTCTGTTTCGTCTGTGTTAAGTTGCGATTAAATTCATCACTTTTTACGGAAAATTCCACAGATACTTCTTTATTTTCATTTGCCATACTATATCCATCCTTTCTATATTAAATAAAAAAGGGTTATCTAAAAATATAACTATAATTTAAATAATTACATTCTTAGATAACCCTTTTTAGTTATATTTTTTTAATTAATGAAACATATCACTTAATCTAGCTACATTAACAACCTCTTCTTTTTTATTTTCACCGTTTCCATTCTTAGCATTAATTATAGTTATGTAAGTATCAATTAATATATTTCTGTAAAAATTACTATTATATTTATCTAATGTTTTTAACTCCCTTGGACTCATCAAATAAAATTCTTCTTCATCTTTATTTAATTTGACCGTTGCAGTAAAGTAACAATAGTTCCAAAAGTTTTCAAATTCTTGTAACTTCTCTTCTTCTATCTTTTCTTCCTGTTTATCATTATCGTTTTTATTATCCTTATCATTATTATTTTCTTCTTCGTCTTTAAATTCACTAGTTAGTTCTACATATATCATGTTTATAATGTTTAGTAGCAAATAATTTTTAACTTTTTTATTATTTATAACATCATTAATATCTTCTAAAGTTATATCACCATTTGCCATGCAATATATAATACTTCCTAGAAAATCATCTTTATTCTCACTATTCATAAAATCTTGCAAATAATTAAAAGGATTCTGTTTGGTTAGTTTATACAAGTTTTTGAGAGTTTGAAAATTAAAATATAGTTCCTTATGTTTCTTATCAATTTTAAAATTAATAACATAGCTATCTCCTAACATAATAATCACCACCATTCCATTATAAAAGGGCACGGAAATTAATCTATGCCCTTAATTTTTTATATTATTGTTTTAACTTTTGGTAACTCAACAGTTTTTGCCCACTTAGTAGCGTGAGTAATTGCATCAAAGCCAGTTGAATCAGTTGCAACTATGTGCATCCATATACCAGTTTCTACATCTGGCATAAACTTAGCGGATAAAGAAGTAGTTTGAAACTCTACTCCACCTTCTTTAGTTTTACCTTTCTTTTCTGCTAAATTAAATTGTCCTTTAAATAGAGTTAAATATTCTGTAACTTCTGCACCAGTTTCACTGTTTTTACTTGTTTGTTCTGCTAATAAAGCCACATAAGGCTTAACATCATTGCTAGATTTAATTAGTCCTCCTCCTTCAGCAATTTTATGCCCAAATAATAAAGCTTCATTTTCTTCACTTAGAGCAGGTATAGAAATAGTAGTATCAATTTCTCCCAATGAAGAATCTACCATTATTACACCATTTCCTGCATATAAACTTGTACTATTTTCAGATGCAGTAATAGAAATTTCTATTAAATCCCCCAATTCTTTTGGTGTAGCATAAACACCATCTGCTCCTATAGTTGCTACATAGCATTTCTTTAATCCATTTTTAACATTATATTTCATTTTAATTTCCTCACTTTCTTTAATTAAATTTTTTATAATTGAATCTCATTCCCTTGTGAAAAAGTTTTGTATTTTTCTCATATAAGTCAATACTTTGTAAAAACACATAGTCTTTTTCCTTTAGGACTTCTTCTATTGTTTCTTCTATTTTGGAATAACTACCCTTAGAAAATATATCGACTTGGACTATATAATTTTCGGTTAAATTATTATTACCACAATAATCATCATGGGTTTTTCTAACAATTTCATATTCAATATAGGTATCAGCCATATTTTCCTCTAGCTTATGTAAGAAATAAATATTATTACCTATTAAAGAAGTAATTCTAGTGTCCATTAAATCTTTTCTTAGTTGTGTTTTCATTTTAAAATCACATCCTTCATTGCTTCGATGGCTTCATCTATTTTATCATTGATTGCATTTTCAAAGAATCCAATATGACTTTTATTTTTAGATGATCCCCACTCATTAAATCCTGCATCCCACGCATTAACACTAATTTCTACAGAAGTATCTCCGTCATCATTTTTAGTAATTTTCTTTTTAATAGATTTTTCTGTATAACCAGTTAATTCAGGAGCATTTTCTATTGCAGATTTTAATAGTATTTCTCCACCAATATTTAAAGCTTTTCTTTCTTTAGCATCACTTATTTCTAACTCGTCACATAAATCTACCAATTCATCTAATCCACTCAAATCCCAATCACTACTCATTTATCAATTCCCCCTTAAAATCCACATACATAGAGTTACCTTCAGTATCAGGATTAATATAAATAATATTATAAGTCTTATTATTATATTTAATCTTATAAGTCTTACTATCTATAGCGTCTATCACCTTACACTTTCTAACTCTAAAACTATCTACAATTTTAGAGTTATCTGTTTTAGCACTATAGAACTCTTTAAAACTTAATCTTTTTACATTAGTCCAACACTTATAATATTCTACTTCTCCACCCTCGATTGGAAATCCATCTTCGTCATATCCTCCACCTACAGTAATAAAGCTGATTCTTTTATCCAAATTAAAGTCCATTATAATCACTCCAATCACTGTATTGAAGAGAATTAATAATATGACCCATAGTATATTTTAGTTTTTCACTAGCTTTTAACGTAGTTATAGTAAGTCCTCGACTATCATACATTTCTTTTATCATGGCTAGAATATAGATATTAATAAGATTTAATCTATTGTCATTATTAGATTCTAGTAACTCATAAAAATTATCATAAATATATTTATCATAATTAATATTTAATATTGGCTCTAAATAAGAGATACAAGCACTATACATATTTTCTATTAGAAGATTATCCTCATTATAGTCAATTTTTAGATAATCTTTAATTTCATCTATTGTCATTATTTATACACCTCCATATAGAGGAATAGGGGTATATTTATACCCTATACCCCTTTAAATTTATTAAACTGTTTTCTTAGAAAGTATTGCTAATACATCTTCTACTGGAGCACAGTCAAATTCTGCTGTTGCTATATAACCATTTTGATATGTATCTGCATATTTTTCTGTTAATACTTGCATCTTAATATCGTCTGTAAATTTAACATACATACCTTGTAAATCTCCATAAACTATCTTATCGTCAGGCATCTCTTTAGAAACTATAACTCCAGAATTTAATAATTGATATTTAAATCCTTCTACTAAAGAAGAAGTTAATAAGTATTGACCATCAGTGCCTTTTAATTTTCTAAGAGATTTAAGTGTGTTTGTATTCATTACAAATACACCGTCAATAGAATCATCTACTGCCATTTGTAAATCTATTAAATCATCACCTGTAATTCCTGTAGTTGTAGCAGATTCAATTGCATTAGTTACTGATATTAAACCTCTAGCTTTTGCAGAAGTTCCTACAACCACTTCATGTTCAATAAATTTCTTCATTCCTTTAGAAATTTCTTCAATTACATATCCAACTATATCTATACCACTTCTATTAACTAAACTCTTAGATACTTTAACAAGACAAGCAATAATAAAGCTATTTAATGTAACCTTTCCTAAAGTTGGTTTAGATGCTGGTATTGCACCCTCTTCAGCCACATAATTTACTGTTACTCCATTTCCTTCTTTAACAAATGTCATATCTCCGCCAGTATAGAACTTTTTAACTCTGTTAAATATAGGTGATATTTCACCAACTCTTGCATATATAACTTCACTTATAGAATTAGGTATAACAAAACCATTGTCACCTGCTGTAAGTCCTGTGCTTACATTTCTAATTATATTTTGGAATTTTTCTTTGTCCTCCACCGCAACTTTATTTAATAATGCTCTTGAATTTAACATATAATCTACTTCCTTTCTTGTTTCAATTTTATTTTGTATATCTTCCATTTCCTCATTTTCAATAGCTTTAGCTACTTCAATTTCTTTTTTTAGGTTTTCAAGTTCTTTAAGTCTTCCATGAGCTTCCTCTACTTTGTTTTCTTCTCTTAGATTTTTAATTTCATTTTTAAGCTCACTTAATTTGTTTAATAATTCTTCTGATAATAACATTTACAATTCCTCGCTTTCATTAATTAATTATTTTTAGATATTAAAAAAGCACTAACATAATGCTAGAGCTATATTAATTTCTTTATTAAGTTTTTCTAATTCCTTAGAATTATCTATTATAGGTTCTTCTTTTGGCTTGTCTAATAATTCCTTTAAATTTTCAGGCACTTTCTTGAAATTTTTAAATAAATCTTTATCTACACAAGCTACTAATTGTTTACTATCTTCTAATAAAGTAACATTAAAATACTCTTGTATTTCATTACTATCTAGCCAAGTTTCATTTGCTAATAGCTCTTTTATAGTATCCTCGGTAACTCCCTCTTTAGCTTTACTCATATACATAGGAATCATTTCACTATTTTCTATCTTGTCTAATAGTTCAATTTCTTTTTTCATATCATTAGCATTACCCCACATCATAGTTAGTGGTTTATGTAACATCATTATACTACCTTGATATATGTATATATTATCAGCAACCATAGGAAGCCAACTAGAACAACTAGCTCCTAATCCGTCTATCGTAACATTAATAGTAATATTTTTAGTTGCTTTTGCTCTTTTTAAAAATGATATTATGGATTGGCATACCAAAACTTCTCCACCTGGACTATTTACATAAATATCTAAAGTAGAATTATTAGATATACTATCTATAGCTTCTTTAAAATCTTTAAAAGTAACATCGCTTTCATCCCACTTGTCTGAAACAAGAGCACCATATAAATAAAGTTCATTTTTATTATCATTATTAACAAAATTGTAAAATCTATCTTTCATTAAATCTCCTCCTCTCTTTTAAATGATTTAAGCTCTCATCATCTAACGCTTTTCCCTGTAATTATAATTATTCTTCACTTAGTTTAGCATTAACACCTGCTTTACTAAGTTGATATTCATTAGCAATAGACAAAGGTACATAATTAAGACTTCTATAATATTCATCTCCACCTTTTACCTTATTTCTATCTTCTAATTCTCTAATTTCATTAATAGACAAAGCACCCATAGCAATCATTTTACTATAGTAATTTGCCCTATCTTCATCACTACCTCTCATAGCACTACTCATATTAAATTTAAAGAAATGGTTTAATCTATCTGTAGAACTTAATAACTTATAATTAAATTCCATTTCAATTTTATTAATAAGAGGTATAAGCGATTGTACAAATTGTTGAATCATTTCTATCATATTGCTATTTGTAGCTTTTTCACTCATCCCTAGTAATGCAGGATTAATATTAAATATAGCCATTATATCCTCTTTAGTTATTTTTAAGTTATTGATAAATTCTGCATCAGCTAAAGAACCACCATCAACACTAGTAAACTTCATGTCATCGGGAACTACTGCAATTTTAGATTTATTATTATTTAGCATACTATTAAATTCATTTTTTATATTTTCTCTTTCTGCATATGCCTTATTCGTAACATTCAAAATTGCCTTTACAGAACCTCCATTTGCTATAAAATCTGCTAACAATTTATCAGAGTTCGCTTTATTATTTAATTTCATTTTAATGGCTTCAATTCTACTAATACCATTTATACCATCATAGGATAAATCTTTTAAATGGATTACTTGGTTATAACTTAAAGTTTCTTGCTTATCATCTATAGTTGTTATGACATACCATTTATTATTAATCTTCTCTAGTCTAGTGCAAGAAGGCTCTAATATTATAAGTTCAAAAACTTGTCCTTTTCTAGTATTAATTTTTGCAAAACTATTTCCAAAAATAAGCATATTGCTAACCATAGTTTGAATAAAGTCAATTCTACTCGTATATGCATTAGGTCTGTTTTTTATTAAATAACTCAATTCATTGTTTACCTTAACTTTATCGTCATCTTTTTCTTCTTTATATAAAGAAATAGGCATCTTAGAAAGTGTACTTGCTATGTAGTTAATGCAAGAATATGCTACATCACTATTTTTTAAAGCATTATTCTTATTTACTTCTGTTACATCGCTTAATCCAAATAAATCATTTAAAGATAAACTTGTAGTTTCATTTTTTATTTTAATATAATTACTTATCATTTAATTTTCAACCCTCCTTTTAGCTTCATATATGTTATATATATACCAGTAATAAATAGCACTATTGATAATGTAATTAACCCTGCTACCGTTCCAACTAGAAACATTGCAATATCTAATATCACAAATGCTAATATAAATAATATTTCTTCAAGATAATTTATAATCTTAGATTTTATTGTATCTATTTTTAATTTCTTCATAACATCACTTCCTTATAATTTAAAGTTTTTCCAATCTATTTCTACTTTATCTTCCCCTAATAGCTCAACCATTCCAAATATTAATACGGCTACCATATCAATCCTTTGCTTATTTTTATCCTGTTTAGCCAACATTTCATCATCAGCTTTTCCTGGAATAGTAATTGCATTACTCATATTCCAATCAAGCAACTCATTCTTTTCATACTTAACTTCACCATCATATACCTTTTTTCTAAACTCTTTAGTTGCAGGAGATAAATTGGTAAATGTTTGCTTTAACAAAATAACATCATAGTCATTCCCTAACCTTTCAACAAGTTCCTTTGCGTTCATAGGGTCTGTTACAATGGCTTTAATTTTACATCCATATGTACTTTCTATACTTCTTATGTACTCTTCAACTTTTGTATAATTAACTGTCATGCCTTTATGTATGTCACAATAATCTAATTTAGCATAGTTTCTATAATCTATGTTTTCACGTCTTTCAGCTAAGCTGTCTTCAGGCAAAAATCCATGAGATTTACAATAAATTATATTATTCTCTTTATACATTATAGATACTGCTGTTAAGTCTGTAGTAACAGATAAGTCTAGTCCAACTACTACTTCTTTGTCTTTAAAATCAATATTATCAACTTCACATTTCTTCCAGTATTCAATATTTAAATATTTATTAAGTTCATTGGTTTGAAGAAATATATTTAGATTCTTAGTTAGAAATTCTTCCTGTTCTTTAGTTTTAATTTTAGCTATCTCCCTATCTGCCTTTATTTCTTTGTAATTTTCTTCTACTCGCAACGGGTTAGCTTTATAAAGTCCTTCATCTGTCCAAGCTTCTTCTCTATTAGCATAATAAAGTAAACAAAACAATTCGCTTGGAGGTGTTATAGTTCCATTTAATACCGCCTTATCATATTCTAATTCTTCTAACATAATAGAATCACTTTCAGCATAAGCAGTTGTTATTTTAATTGCTAATGGATTTTTAACACTTAATTGACCTTTTCTCATGGCTTGTATATTATCTACAGTTGTAAATGCTCCAACTTCGTCAGCAATAAAACAAGCAGGTCTGATACTATTATTTTTATTAGCCTTGCTTGTCCTTGGTTTGAAAAAGCTATTAGTTAATTTACATTTGATAATTCCTATTTCGCTTTCCGAAACAAAGAAATGTTTAGCTATTGCAGGACTTGCACTTAGTAGTTGTACCATTGCTTTTCTAACTTCTGTTGCTAAATCTCTATCAATACATATAGAATAAAATTCACTAAAATCTTGTTCTGTAAGCATTAGCAGTAATAAAACTATTGCAGTAAGAAATGTTTTAGCATTTTTCCTTGGAATAAATAAAACCACATCACGATATCTAAATTTATTACTATCATTTTTATATCTCCAACCGAAAATCGCACATAAAAAAAGAGCTTGGAAACCTTCCAAACCTTCTAAAACTTGTTTACCTGCCACAAATCCAGTAGCATAATTAAATAATTTTAATAGATTATTTATAACTCTTAACTTTTTCTTACTAAATTTAAATTCAAAGTCATCTTTATATTGATTAACATTGTAATCATCCAAGAATATTTTACATTGTTGCGTAACTTCATCTGTTGTTATTTCTCTATTATTTAATACATCATCACAATATTTTAATGCTTTATCTAATAATATCATTCCTCATCTTCCTCCTCTTCGCTCATTTTTGCCTTTTTAACAGGGTCTTCTTTATCTATTTTAGTTTGTACATTTATACTTGCTAATTTACTTCTAGCAGATGGACTCAATCCTAGCTCCATACAACACTTATTAAATATAGCATTATAATCTTTATAAATTGTTGATGCAGGATTCCTAACTAAACTTCCATCTGTTTTAGCAATAAGTAATCCATGATCTTCTATTAATTTATTACATTCTTGCATTTTTAAAATTGCATCTACACAAGTTTCTAATATTGTAATATCTAAATTATTTAATATTCCACTTTCTCGCAACTCATTTACAATAAATTTATATAGTTTCTTTCCTTCTTTAGAAAGGTTCTTTGGTGCTTTATATACCAAGTTGGCATTACCTTTCAATTTTTCTTCTTGTTCTTTTCTATTATTATATTCTTCTTTAGTTAAATGACTTGCTTGTAAATCTACAGGCTTAGATGCCCTTGCCATATTAATCACTTCCTTTCTAATTAATCTCATGCTCAAAATTCTCCATTTAGGAAACACGTGTGACCGTGAGAGTGACGTGGATAAGCAAACTGTTGGTATCACAGGATTTTCAAGTGGGGGTATGTATTCATTTCCCATTCATTACCCAACTATTTCCCAAACTCCAATTTACTTCTCTCAATCAACTCTTTTAATTCATTTTGCATTTTAATTTTACTCTCTAAATTTCTTTCATAAATCCTATGAACATGTTTATGTCATTTGTCACACAAACAAATTAAATTATCTTCTTTTAATCTTTTATTCCAATTCTCTTTTAATTCTTCAATATGATGAACTAAATCTAAATTAATAAATAATTTATTCTTGAACCAACACAATAAACATAAACCATTATCTCTTTGTTTTATTGTTTCCCTAACTTTCTTCCATTCTTTAGAGGTGTAGAATATCTGGTATTCTTTGTCGGATCTATTGGCTCTATACCGTCTATATCTTTCTTTCTCTAGACTTCCATACTTCTTAGTACATTCATCACACATCTTCTCATGTTGTCCTATCTTATTCCTATTACACTTAGGACAATACTTATATACCATTCTATTCACCTCCATTATTATCTGATTACTAATCTAGATTAAATAGATAACACAAATAGACTTACCAACATAATGTCGTTAGTAAATCCTATCTATTATCTATTAAACTAATCCAAACTCTAATTGATGAGTAAATATACAAGTGACATCACCAACAACCTCGATACTAAATCTATTTGTTCCATATTTTAATTTTAAGGTATCTTTAATACTTCCAATTACTCTGCTATAACCTATTCCTAGTACTTCTAAAGTATCTCCAACAATATGTACACTCTCACCTTGCTTTAAGTTAGCAATCTCTATGAAGTTACCATTGGTTCTATTTCTAATAACTACTTTTTCTGCCACACCTTCCATTTCTAAATCTAAATATATATCAGTAATACCGCTATTGCTAATCATAAAATCTTTGATTGTATTGCTAACTACTTTTTTATCTTTACCAGGGATTGAATAAGAATATGGACTAACAGATTCTAATGATATAGAAAAATACTTATTTTTAGTTTTTCTAATAGTACCGTCAATTGGCATAACATAATACAATTTACAATCTATTTCCATCACCATAGGCTCGTCTTTTCTAAAAAATAATAGAATTAATTCATCTAAATCATCTTTATCCAAATCTAACATAATTCCATTTTTAATTCTTGCAAAGGTAACATCAATTATAAATCGCTCTCCTTCAGTTTTAACAAAGGTATTATTAGTATATGTTATAGCTTTTTTTACACCAAACTGATTCTCTTTATTTGCATCTAAGTCTAAAACATATAAATCATACCACATAGACAAATCTTTGCCATCCAAAGTAACGTCTTGCCTATTTCCTTCAAAAATACTCATTCTATGACCTCTCCTTAATTCTATACTCTCTTATTACATTATTAATCTCTCTACTTACTTCCATAAATTTTGTTAGATTAACCATAACTTCTTCACCTTGCAACATCTTTTTATATTTATCAGTTATCTCTTTAGATTTTTCACTCTTTTCAAATATAAATATTACTCCTTTTTCATCCACTTCTTCTCTATACTCTAATCCCTCTGTCACCATATATATTACTTTATTAATACTTCTCACAATAAACTCTCTATCAAAATCTACCATCTTTATCTACTCACTTTCATTTTATTTTATATTTTTTTTGAGATGCTCTAAAACTTTTATAAGATTTACACATTCTATAAACTTTATAGAATCTTTGTATAAAATATAAGTTGCCCCAAATTCCTTATCATTTCTAGAATCTCTTCCATTTATAGTTATACTATTTTTAGAATCATCTTTTAAGGAATTATAAATTAGTTGTATCTCTTCCTCGCTTACAATATAAGTAATTATTTCATAAATATTCTCTTTATAAATATTCTTTTTAAGCATACTTTTTATTAGGTTTTTTTTAGTTTCTTCTTCATAATTATTTTCTTCTTCTCTTTTTCTCTCTAAAGAAGTAAAACATCTGTATTTCCCATCGTTTACTAATATATATATTGTATCTATATTTCTACTTATTTCTAATTTCATAATTTATCTACCAACTTTCTTTTTATTATTTCTTAATTCTCTAATCTCTTTAACTAGAAAATAATAGTTATTATTAATTCCCAACCCTTACACATCCTTTTCTTGTACATTGTAAACTTCCAATAAAATAGCAACAACATTTCTATCTCTATCAACCACTTCTACTGTGCTAATATTTTTATACTGTTGTCTGATTAATTCAATCTCATGAAGTGCCATTTTATAATCTTCTTGTCCATTTATTTCATATGTATAATATTTAATCATTACTTGATACCTTCTTTGGTCTTATTATATGTACTGTCTTAATCCTCTCTTGCTCCAATTTAATACTTTCTAGCATATTACATAATCCTTCTAGTAAATCATCTTCATCTATTGGTCTATATATATTTTTACCATCTGTTGTTTCAATTTTTATTTGAGTTCTACCATCATTCAAAATTCTAAAATCTTTAATATTGCCTACATTATCAGTTATATATTTTCCCATATCTTCTTTGGTATCAAAATTAACCTCTTTGAATCCATCATTTCTATAATTTATTTTTACAACTATCATCTTCTATCTCTCCTCTATACTCTTTCTTTTATTTTTCATTTCAAGTGTTTTCAAATCTAAATATGTACTGATAACTCCCCCAATTTTAAAGAATCCACATAATAGCATAACTGCTACCGTTGGAGCTATCATTGCTAAAATTCCTAATAAAATAAATCCTAATCCTTCTAACATCGTTCCTTACCTCTCTTTCTTTTTTCTTTTACTTATTCTCGTATAATTTATTTTTTACCCATCTCGTACTCTCTAACAGCTTAGTATAGTTACAAGTTATATCTTTAAATCCACTCTTAGCACTTAAATAATCCATCATTATCTCTTTAAAGTTCTCTTGTTCCTCATCACATAAAAATATTACTCTTCCATCTTCATTGATAACTTCTAACTCTAAACAATTTAACTTAAACCATATTGATTCATCTAAGTTTTTACATTCATACATTACTCTTTCCTTCTTTCTATTATTATTTGATTTTCACTAATAAATGAGAATTAAAAAATATTATAAATCCTCATTTATCATAGCTTTATACTTACATTTATAATAGTCTAATCCTTCCCACGTTTGCCACAAATCTTCTACATCATCATCCCATTCTTCAAAGTCCAGGACTTCATTTGCATTTAATATAGGATTAAAGCGTTTAATTAAATTATACTCCACCATATACGCGGTCTCTCGGTCTGAACATAATATATATTCAATCCGATCTAAATCATAATCCTTAAACCATTCCTTTAGTTTAACTCCATTAATTCCATTCGACATATAATTAGCAACTCTCATTTTTAAATTACTAGTACTACCAACTCTCAAAATCTCACCATTGCTTATAAATCTATAAACACAGATAAAGCTATCCTTATTATTGTATTTATTAAGCCATTTGTCCTTGTTATTTTTATAGTAATTTTTACTATATTCGTTATTCTTTTCTCTATTTTGCTTTCTATAATCTTTATGATATTCTTTTTCTCTGTCTTTCCATTTATATTCCATCTTTCATTCTGCACCTCTTCTTCTTTATAATAAAAATAAAAGAGTTAGATTAATTTCTAACTCTAAATCACTCTAATATAGTTTATGTACTCGTATCCTTCTGTAAATATCACATAACATTGAGAATATAAACAACTATTCATATCCGTCACAAACTTACAGAATAGTCCCTTACCTTTATATTTTTCTAATTCATCAATAGTATCTAACATTATATTTTTTATATCTTTGAACTCTGGATTATCTAGACTTTTCTTACAATTATTAATACACTGTTCTATAGTTTCTATTTTAAAGAAATCATCTCCAAAATCTAAATTTAATATATTACACAAATATTCATCAAGTTTTTCTCTAGGAGTCATGCTTTCCCAAGTTTCAATATAATATTCTTTATCCATTCCTTTTATGTACTCTTTCATACTTAACATATAATAATTCCTCCTCGTGATAATATAGACTCTTCTTGAATAGTTCCGTCAGCAAAATCTATAACATACCAACCATCTAATTCATCCCAAATTCTCATAATACATTCTTCACCATTGTACACATGAAATTCTTTTATATCTTTTAAACAAAATTCTAAACCCTCACATATTAACAAACCATCCATTATATAGATATCCTCAGATTCATTTTCTTCTAACATATCTACTATTACTTTTTCTACTGGTGGAGCTTTATAAAAGTCTAATTCTTCTATCCTATTTTCTAACATATATGTAACATATAATACTACTTCTCTGTTATTATGTTCAAATCTGCCTTTGTTAATATTTACGCTTACACTATAGTAATCATATTTATTAACATAGATATTAAATTTAACATTGCCTTCACCATCTGCCATAAAATCAACTTTACTTTCTAATTCATCTTCCAAAATACTTTTAATACATTTACATCTTTTACTTACTGTTTCTAATCTTTTTTCCATAACCATCTCAGCAATTTTATTTCCGTCAATTTCAAAACTTAAATTAATTCTTTCCACTTTTACATCCTTCTTTCTTTTCATTTATTTTTTATATTTATATATATATAATAAAAGACTCTACACTTAGAGCCTTAAATATCGGAGGAAGTGGTTTTTACCGAGACCACAAGACTCATGAAATTCATTAACCAAAACGCACAACCATTTTGGTTTAATTAATTTTGACAAAGCAACAGCTTCCTTAAAAACTGTATAAAAAATATAAAATTAGTAATTTATAATCTCTAACAATTTTTAATTTTGGACATAATAAAAGACCTAGTATAAATACTAAGCCTGTTGAGGTTTATTTACTTTCTAAATTAAGTTCAAACTCTTCTCCACATATAGGACATTTATATATACCATCTTTGTTTGTTACAATATTTATGTCTTTTTCACAAGTAGGACATTCTATATCTATCTCAAAACCTTCTTCAACCTCACCTTTAAGACTATCTATAAGTTCATCTAATTCATCAAAATCATTTTTACCCATCTCTCTCACTACCTCTCACATATTTCATCTAATTTTATAGCTCTGCCAATCTTAATTGGAGGTTTTACCAATATTTCATATAATGAATTTTCCATACTTAAGCCCTTCCAATACAAATCACAAAATACTGTATTTACTAGGTTACTATTTTTATGTAATAAATTCATATCATGCTTTTCATATTCATCACATTCAATCTCAAATATATTAACTTCATTGGGATTTGCATTTAACCTCCGAATCATATTTAATATATTCTCTTTTTCTACACAAAAAAAAGATTGAAACCTTGATATTTTATTAGAATGATAGGTTCTTCTATAAAGTTCAAACACTAACTCAATACTACAATCGGTGTCATTTAGTAAGGAATTTGAAATATAATAATAATTGCCATGCGAAGAAACACCTTCTGGAAACATAAAATCAACTTGATTTTGTAATAATAAAGTTATTTTATCAGTATTGCCTTTTATATCATTATATTTTATTAAATTAATTTCATCATCTACTTTTAATTTTTTACATCTATCTATATGGTAAAATATAGCCATATCTATCACTCCTATACTCTTTCAATAACAATAACTTTATTTTGATCTCCACACTTTATATTACCATCTAATACTAATTTATCATTAGCATGATCTACAATTTCTTTAACTCTAAAATTACCTATATTACTATTAGCATAAGGTGATGGTTCTAGTTCTACTAACATATAATTTAGTTTATCTTCATAAAGAGCCAATCTTTCTTTTGTATATACTTTACCAACTTCAATATCAAAATTCACTACTTTTTTATCTATTCTAACTCACCTCTCCCCGTTTATATACTTCTACAAAATTCATTAATATCCTTCATTTTACAACTCAATAATTAAATTAAAACTTTTTTCATGAAAAGTGTTGATATTGTAAAAATAATATGATATAGTATAGTTAGATAAATATTACACAAATTTAAAAGCGAATAAAAAAGTAGAAGACAGTTTGGGGTAACTGTCAACCACTGCATTAAGACTCACATTTAAACGGTAGTGAAACACCACACAAAGCACATGAATGATATTCTACATATTTAATTCCCCGTCATTCTCGGAGGACTTTGTAGAAATGATCTACATAATTGTATCAGCAATGTTGTCCTACATTGCGAAAGGTTAAACATTTTAAACTATAAATTTTCTTCTTTAGATTATAAAGAGGATGGATTTGCCATCCCCTGATTTTCTTAGGTCGACCTAAGTTGCATATTTATTAAACGCACTTGCTAATAGCGTTAGATAAGTTACTAAATATTTTATTTTTCTCTTATCCATATACAAACAATTATAATCACCTCCAAACCCACTAATAGAGCCATTTTCTTAATAAAGGGTGTGGAGTTCTTGCTATTTTGAATAATCTTTAAAGCACTTAATAAAGTTATCTCTATTATATTTATATAACATATTTAATAATTTTGTTCTAATCTGCTTGTTGCTACGTAAAAATTTATTATCTTTATCTAATGCTCTTTTTATTAACAATGACATAGTATCTTGCTTTATATTTAATCCACATATTTTTTTAATGAACTCTCTGTATAAAAGTGAATAGTATTTATTTTCTTCTTCTGTGTCTAATTCAGATTCCTTCTTTATAAATTTAGTAGCATCAGTAAAATCCTGAGCCAGTTTTTCTACTTTTGTAGCTTGTTTTCTATCTTGTGTCTTTTTATCTCCCCATGTTACTAAAAAATTTGTATCTGGAACTCTATTCTTTGAATTAGCACTTTTGATTTTGTCTATTTCTTTTAAAATCCAATTAAATGGACAATCAAAATCAGCTAAGTCATTAATCATATTTTTCTTTTCTTCCTTAATTGCTTCTTGTTTTTCCTTTTTAGATAATTGTTTAAATTCATTTTTAGTTTTTAAGTTTTTTTCTATTTCTTTATTTTGGAACTCTGAACTTGTATATTGCCAAAAGATAGGCTTTGCTTTAATAGGCAATTCTTTTCTAATTCTATTTATTTCTTTATTTAATCCATTATCACCGTTACCAACTTCAAAAGCTCTCTTGCTACTATCCACGGATACCTGTGCAAGAACACTAAGAATACATACATTGTCTAATAATTTTTTGATTCCTTCATCTTCAGTAACTTTATCAATAAAGTGATAGTTATAATCTTCTATTTCTTTTGTTTCTATATCCTGTTTATTAATCATATGCCAGTATTGACTTAAATATAATTGTGCAACATTACTAGAAGTTCCAATTGCCTTTTGACTATTTTGTAATATACAATCCACTTTAGCTAAATCATTCATGCTATTGTTATAAGTTTTATTTGTTTGTTCAAATCCATTAACAATAGTAGGATATCTTTGTGCCTTCTTACACGCTTCTAATATTAATTTATTATTAGTGCATAGTAAGAAGTCCGTGTCTTCATCCATACCATTACCTCTGTCTTGTACGTCATTTTCAAGCATATTTACTGCTATTACATTAGTACCAAAATCACTAAAATACTTGTCCATTTCTTCATCAATTACATTTTCAAAATACAAAATATTATTCATGGAATTATGTGGAGACCTAAATGCTCCAATTTCTTCACCATCTTTAAACCTTTTACAATAACAACTATTTTTATTCGGTAATGTACTATCTGTATATCCTGTTATAACTCCATCTTTAATATACTCATCTAATTGCCCTGTGCAATATTTCAATAGTAGCATCGGATTTGCCAAAATAGTTTCGTTGTCACCTTCACATAACAGCTTACCTTTTTTTAATGTCTCTTTATATTTATTAATTTCTGCTTTTCTGTTATCTTTAAAATAATAACTATTAATGAAAGTTGGATATGTAGTTGCTAAGTCTGCTAATAATAAGTTGTTATTTACATCGGATTTTGTTCTCTTTAAATGTTCTATAAAGAACTTATCATCATTTTGTAACTTATTTATATATTCTTTAGAATCTGCAAATAATTCTTCAACATTATCCTTTTTTATCGGCAATGTTTGTATAATTTGATAACTCATTCTCTGTTTACTACCATATTTACTTGCGTGGTTTCTTTTACATATGCCAAATTTACAACCGTTTTCTTGAACCCATTTTGACCACTCCTCAAATGCTTCCTTAGTTGCTCCTAAGAATTTTTCCCATTTCATGGCATTTTCCGTGGTTATCATTTTAATATCTGCTACTTTAACTTCTCTATTATATCTGTCTACAATTGTAGCTGTTTCATAATTGTCTTTGTAGTATTCTTTAAAATACTTTTGAAAATTACAACAAAATGCACCAGTTTTATAAAAGTGATGTCTTAACCCTCTAAAGCCTTTTTGACCCTGTAACAAACACATACCATCCCAAATTATATTTTCACATTGTTCTTTTGTATGTATAGCTTCACTCTTTCCAGTAATCTCATTCCTAATAATTTTTATTACATCTTGCACATTGCTATAACTATATAAATCACTTACAACTAATATTTCACTTGGCTTGATAACTATATAATCTTCTATTGCAGATGCTACTAAACTTTTATAAGCTTCCATTTCTACTAGCTTTGCATTTATCTCTGGTAACTCAATTCCCATTCTTTGCCACTTGTCAATTTCATCAAACAGTTCAGAATTTATAAAATAATCCTCACCCTTTTTAGCTTTACCTGTTGTTCTAAACCAAAATTTATAAGTTATAGTTTTATCAAATACCTTTTCTTTATTAACTGTTTTATATGTATCTAAAGAGAATCCTTCTGTATATAATAAATCTCTAATTTCATCTTTTTTATATGTATTTCCGTCTATATTTTTTTCTAGTTGTTCCATTGCATCATTGTTATTAGAAATTTCATTTATACATTCTTTATCAATTTCAGATAATTCACTTTTATATTTTTCTAATTTGGTTTTTCTAGTTTCTATCTTTTTATTTAATTTATTTATTTCCTTTTCATCTTTAAGTAACTCAATCTCTTCTTTGTATAAAACTAGCTTATCTTCAGATTTTTCTATCATTTTATTTAATTGTTTTATTCTAGCTATTGTTTCTTTATTAACTTTCTTTATTATTTTATTATTCGATTTAATAATATTGTAATCTTCTATCATCTTTTCAACTTCTTGACTTGTATATTTATAGTCGAATTTAACTGATATTATATCTTTGGTTACACCTTGTTTACTTATTGTTAGTCCTAATTCCTTTAATTTATCTAATAATAAACTATTGCTAAATACTGCCTTACCATATTCTTCTTGTCTACCGTCTTTTATTTTTAATACTTCTGCTCCGTTTATAGATTTAATTTTTATTCCATTATTTTTCATTCTTTCTACACTCCTTCGATAATTTTTGATTTTAATATTTCTCTCTAATTACTATGTATAAGCTCATTAAGTCTATTATGTATTTGTTCTGATTCTTCAAATAAGAAAACAGATATGTTTATGTTATTTCGGTTCGGTTCCGTTCTAAGTAATATGTAATTTTCTTTTATAAGTGTTGTTGCTATATCTTTTCTAAATACTTTTATGTAACGTTTCATTTTGGATCTAACCTCCTTTCTGTTAAAATGTTATTTTTATGTGTTATGTAATACTAAACGTGCCTTTATAATATCCACTTTTGATGTGATTTGAAAACTTTTCACATTACACTTTTATTTCCCAAGTTTAGTTCGGTTATAACGTGTTGCTTAAAGAATTACGTTAGTAGTCCATTTGTACCACCTAATTAAGCCATTTGTAAGGTGTTAATATAGTAAGTAAATACAATATCTAGTACAAACTATTAATGGTAGTGAGAGTCTAAAACTTGTTTTAGCAACTCGAACACCTTATATATTTGTAATAGAGCCGAGGAGAACCATCTTTAGTGGTTCGGGCTGGTCTAAGCCTACTTATTAAGAATATTATTACTATTATTGGGGGTTTTCCCCTCTTTAAAATGTTCCCTCGAAACTCGGTCACATTGTTAAATTCACCCCTAACACCCCCAAACCCCCTTGGTGATATTATGTATTGACTTTTCATACCTTTTTCACCTCCAAACCGTTGGTATTACTAGGTTTAGAGAAATTTACTAGACATTAGGGTGCATTTATAACAACTCTATATATAATAGACATCCTATTTTTGCACCATTGTGTCTACTAAATTCTTGTAAAGGCTTGATATAACTAGCTTTAGAGCCTAAAAAGGTATTAAAATTTGTATAGATATTTAACTTTTCCATCTTTGATAGTAGATATTTTTAATCTATTATCTTTTAGAAACTCTAGAAATTTAACATTGTTTATAATTCTAGTGAATGACCTTGAACCTATATCTAAAATATCCCTAATATCTTCTATAGCTCTTCTCTTTTTATCCCAATCATTTTCTATCCAATGTATTAGCTTTTCTTCATTATTCATTCTCTTTACACCTTCCTCTTTGTTAATAGTTGGAACTTTATTTTTCTTATAAATATAAGTGCCATGTTTTTTAGTTGTTTTAACAATAAATCCACATTTATCTAAATCTTTTTTAAATGTATTCCAATTAATATATTTTTTATCTGACCATTGTATTGCATACTTTTCAACTAAGTATTTTTTATCTTTAGATGATAATTTTACTCCTATATACTTATCTTCTATGCAACTTGCAAGAATAATCTGACTCACACATTCACCTGTTGGATATATATTTTTATATTGGTCGTATTCTAAAATTTCACCATTTGAATCAGTTGGAACTTTAATTCTTAAATATAATATATTGTTTCTAACTCTATTTCTTGCTTGTACTTGAGTATCTTCTTCAAGATTATCTATAATTACAACTTGTACTTTTTCATCTCTCAAATTCCATCCAGTTTCATATGCTCCGTTAATTATTAAAACATTTATAGTACTTGGTAATATACCATCGTCTAAAAGCTTGTCTTTTAATTGTATTTGTTTTTCACTCATTCTCTTTTTAATCTCACCAGTTTCATCTGTATATTTATTGTTGATAGAACAGAGCCACTCTGCATTATATCCATAGCTATTAAGCATTTCTTTGTACTTTTTACAACAAGATATTGTATTAGTATAAATTAATATTTTATAGTTCTTTTTTAACAATTCTTCTCTAATAGTTCCTAGCCATTTAACTTGATTTATTGCATGGTTAAATTTAAAAATATATTTATTTGTATATCTTTTAATTGATTTTAGTTCCTTTGCAGAAAATAAAGTTGTATAGCTTACGCATAATTCCCTCATTTGCAACCCTTGATAAACTTTATTAGGAGTCGCACTAATACCTATTGTTAATAAATTCTGTGCTAATGTAGGTAAATAATCTATTATGGTTTCATAGGTTTTATTTTCCTCATTATCAAATCTGTTTGCATACTTGAATAGATTATGTATTTCATCCATGATAATACAGTCAAAGTATTTATTTATTATAGATTTACAAGCTTTACTTTTTAATAAAAATGATAGAGATGCATAAGTAATAACTATTATGTGTCCTACATTTCCTTCTAACATATCTTCAAGTGTGTTATCTTTCATTGCTCTTTTTAAATCGCCTTTTTCTAGTATCTTAGTAATACATTTCTCTTCAGTTTCTTTTAGAACACTATCTTTCAACATAGATGTATCACATATATATATAATTTTATTAAGCTCATTTATGTATTGTTTTTTACTGCCATAGTTTATGTATTTGTATGTATTTTCTAAAAACTTATTAAATATGTAATATGTCTTCCCACTTCCTGCAGGAGAATTTATTATATTTAATGTATTAAGAGCAAACTTTTTATTAAGTTCATCCATTGCCTGGGTTAATGTTAATCCTTCTTTATCCAAACCTCATTCACAACCTTTCTAATTTAATTCATACCTACACCACTTATCATAAACTTCTCTAGTATCTCCCTTGTTAAATAAAAATACTAACCTATCTCTTCCATAATAAATATCTATTGGTTTTACATTATGTTTTATGTACATACTAACTTGTTTAATATTTACAATTTCAATAGTTTCCACATTGATCACATCCCTTCTTTAATACAATATTTTCTGCACCTTCTTATACATACATGTACTTTATATCTTTATTTAATTTTCAAAGAACGAGTTTTGATTTTAGGTAAAATTTAATAAGGATATATCAGTATCCCGTACTGTTTTAATAACCCCTAAACATAATAATTATTTAATTTATAACAAAACTATTGACACTATATTAAAAATACTGTAATATAAAGCTATCAGTTAGTTTATAGAAAAAATTATTTATAAGAAAAAATTTATTTTTATAAGTATTGCGTGTTAATCAGTTATTCAAATTTTGAATAAAGCTGTGTTAATACGGTTTTAGTGTCTCTATTTTAGTTTACCATATCTTTCAAGATAATGGTACTATTTTGTGCTATAATTCGTTCATCAAATTTCGATTGTATGAGTAGTTATTTAACTGCTCTTTTTTAATTTCCTTAAAATTTGGATTTTATTTGTTGACTTAAATTACCTCTAATAAGTATCTATTATTATGTAGTTCATTTCCAGTTCTGCTCTCATATAAATCTCTAATGTTTATTTTAATGCCATTAACAATCAAGTTACTCTTAACGATGCTCCATAGACTAACCTTTTCTACCTCTGTAGTTACTAGGTTAGTTAATATAACTTCTTTGCCTTCCTCTGAAGCATTTACTAAGAAACATCTTACTATTAAACTTTTACTCATTATTATTTCCCCCTTGATTTTTAATTATTATAATTCCATTTTTCTTCTACGAATTTATCCCATGTGTCCCAATTCTGTTTTAAGTTATTTATCTTTAGGAACTCTTGATATTCTCTGTCGTTCTGCTCCGCTATTTGTTGCATAATTTGGTCTAATTCTAAATCAGTAATCACTTTTTCATCCCCCATGTTTTTACTTACTTAGTTTTACTATTAAACTATTTATAGATAAAAAAACATCTAGTGCTAAGTCTTTTTCACTCTCTTCTTCTAAGACACTTTTAATATTCATAACTTCAATAGACATATCTCTCAGCTTTACAACTATCTCTTTTTTTTTCATTTCCTCACCTCCTATTCTTCGTGTCTACAACACCTCTAAAACTCTCTAGTTTGGCTTATAACGTGTTTTAAGTTTGTTTAAGATTAAGATTGTTAATACTAGAGTTGGTATGGTTATTAGTCCGTATAGTGTTATGTTATAGAACCAAGTTGTGAAGGCTTTTAAGAGTAATGTTAAGTTATTCATCTTTTATACCTCCTATGAAACTTTGTAGTTTATTAAGTTGTTTATCTTATATTCTTAGTATAATATCGTTTTACGTTATTGTCAATAGCTATTTGCGTTATTTTTTATTTATTTTTGATTTTTTTTATCTACTTGTGATATAATATATATGAGGTGATATTATTGACTATAAAAATGAAACTTCATATTAAAATGGCTGAAAATAGAATGAATCAAAAAGAGTTATCTATAGCAACTGGTATTAGACCTAACTCCATTTCAGCTTATTGCAATGATACTTACAAACAAATTCCCAAAGAACATCTGGATATATTCTGTAAAGTTCTTAATTGTAAGATAGAAGATTTAATAGAATATGTAGATGAAGATTAAGACCGTACAAATGTATGGTCTTTTTTCTTTGGATTATTTTAACAAGACGAAAATATGTATATTAAAATTTATTTTAACATAAACTTTAATACACATATTAAAGGAGGTTTTATTATGAACTTATTAAAAGATATTCAAGATACACATTCATCTCTTCCTAACAATGCTAATGAAGAGAATATTAAAATTCATGTTGTTATAAGTTTTTTAGAATTTTTGGGGTACAAAAAAAGTTGGTTTAACTTTGAAGAACAATTAAAATTAAAAAACAGAACTGATATTGCTATTAAAATACCTAGTTATTCACATTCTTCACTATACGTAGAGGTTAAGAGGAAAAATCATATTATATCTAATAATGATTTCATCCAATTATCAAACTACCTAAATATTAACAATATTACTTGGGGAATCCTTACTAATGGTAATGAATATTATTTACTTAACAACTCTGTTAATGGAAATGCAAGTGAAAGATACATCTTAGAATATAAACTAATATATAATAAAATTACAAAAAATTATTATGATAAAAAAACAAACGATAAGATTTTAAAATATTTTTCATATGCCATGATATTTCAAAAAAATGCAACAGACTACTTTAAGTATTATAAAAATTTCAAACTTCATAAATTAAAAAATTCTAAAAATATAATTCACAAACAGTATGAAAGTGCTATATTTAATTTTTTTTATTTCTTAACTAATAAAAATATTGTATGTGATATTAAGGCAAACTTTCACCCTCAATATCTCTTAGAATACTTTCGTAGTATAACCAATTCTAAGCCTGATTATAAAAAACAAACAATAATAAATAAATATAGATATATAATTACTTTTATGGATTTTTTAGAATCTAACGGATACATGGATGCAAATTCTTTTAATAAATACTCTTTAGAAGAACTCTTAATTAATCTTAAATACAGCGATAATAGTGATAAAGTATCTACTTTAAATTTAAATAATATTGAGTCGCTTATTAATTCATTTAGTTTATCTGATGATATATCATACACCAGTTATAGAAATAGGTTATTATTAAAGTTATTTTTATATGCAATCCCATCTATCGATGAACTAATTGATATAAAATTATCTGATATTAATTTAGATAAAGAATTTATTAATATTAATACCCGTAAAATTTATATTACTAAATCCTTTAAAAATGATTTTTCTAACTATCTAAAATTGAGGACTAGTTTAAAAACAAAACAACCTAATTTATTTTTAGCTTATCATGATGGCGTATATAATAAATTATCTTTTGCTACTATACAATATATTATAAAAACTGCTTCTAAAAAGTGTAATATGGAAAATATAACTATGTCTAGTATAAAAGAAAGTGTTATTAAAGAACTTTATAAAAATAATTTTACACTAGAAGAAATCTCCAAATTAACAGGGTTAAATGTTGGATTTATATATAAAAATTATATTAACCAACTTGATAAAAGTAGTTATTCCAGTATTACCACTAAAATAAAAAGTGGAAAACATCCCTATAGTTCAATTATTTAATAATATAGTAACTTATTAATAACAAATAAAAAAGAACTCTTATTATAGGAGTTCTTTTTTATTTATCTAATATATTTCTCCGATAGTTTCCCAATCATGAAGTTTAACTATTTCGAACCATTCCTTTAATACTTCTTTATTATTGTGGTCAAAAGTAATAGCTTCTAATGTTACATAACATATGTTATCATTATAATCTATTATTACTTCTATAACTTCATATTCATAAGGTTTTTTCCAAACAGGATCTCCAATTTTATCACCTTTATGAGGAATGATATCTGAGTTAAATTCTTTTCTTATTGTAAAAAAACCTTCATTTGTTTTTTTAAGGGATATAAATTGATTTAATATTATTTTCATTATAATTCACCTCCTCTTGTATATATTTCAACAATTTTTTATTATTTCCTTTATTATTTAACAATTACTTATATAGTAATTATAGTATTAAAATATATCTTTTAAAAATCCTATAATAATGCTATTATTCATTATGAATTTATATATCTGTACAATAGTAACTCCATATACACACCAACCACCTAATTTAACAATATCAGCATAATCTGCTTTACCGAAACTCTTTAAAGCCTTTTGACATATAACACTTATTACTATTTCCTTTGCTAGTTTCCCCAACAATATTCCCATATTACACCTCTATTATATAGTTGCTAGTGTCTGTATTAATTTTATAATTAGTCCTATTGCAGTAATCCCAAGTCCTGCTAATCCACTTATGTTGCAAAAACTAGCCATATCACATTTTCCAAAACTATTTAGTACTTTCTCTGCTATAGTTGCACTTACACCTATTCCTAACATAGTTATAATTGTAGCTGTACTCATATATATTACCTCCATATTTACCTTTTTATCTTCTTGAATAATTTAATTTAAACTGTATATAATATTTAATAGGAAGGGAAGTAGAAATTAATCCACTATCCCTTTAAATAATTAGTTGGCTTTGTAATATTTCTTAACTTTATGGTTAGGATATATTACTTTAATTACATTGCTAGGTTGCTCCACTGATACTGGGGTAACCTTTTTTTCTTTGTTTAGATAATTAATATGCGTTTTAGCATAACGAGTAATTCCTTTAATACCTCTACCTAAACATTTTGTACAACCTCTAATAACTCTCTTTAGTGGTCTAGGAATTAGAAAGTAAACAACTTGCCACATTGCAAGAAAAATAAGTAGTTCTTTTAATACATCTTTAGCAGTTTGAAACATATACATTTCCTCCTCAGTTTTTATTTATTTTAAAATTTCAATAATAGAGAATAAGATACATCTATTATTAATCACTCATATCACTATATAATTAATCATTGCACCAACAATTAATTAGTAAGACATACAAGTCAGGATTAAGTATTCAAACTTGACCTTATCCGTATATCCTATAATTAACCACTAGTACAATGATTAACATATAGAATATAAGAATTAGCATAGATAACTTATTACTATATTAAAATTTAAAATACATAAACATTAGAAACTATATCTATCATTCGCAAATATATCTTTCTTTTGTTATATGTAAAGGGGAAGTATCCCCTCAATTACCCCTCCTATTGATGATTTTAAAATGGCTTTATTACTTGCTTTTAACTGCTCTATCTTTACGATAATGACGGTTAAGTTATACTAATACTTTTGCTATATCTTCTAGGTTTGTTTTAAGTTGTAATACTTCTATATCGGTGTTATTATCTTTGTTATAGTCTTTTTTAGTGTCTTGAATTATTACTATCTTGGGTATTACATTGTTTGTGTCAAGTAGTATTTTATCCATAACTCTTAAATATCTACTTATATTAACTATGTCATGTCTTAGCTGAACCTCTAACAATTGATAGAAACGGTATCCTCCCAATGTGAAAATTAAAAGTGCATCTGGAATAACTCCATCATAATTCTTTTCAATGAAGCAATTCTCCACCTCGGCTCCCATACTGTTTAATTCAGCTAAATAATCTATAACAAGTAAATCATGTTTGGAAATTCCTTTTATTGTGGATTCCTTAGGTATATATAATAGTTGTTTAGTTTCACTATTCAATTTAGATTTAATGTAATTATTATTTTCGGCTATCTTTTTCAACCTTCGCCTGGCTAAATCATAGGAACTAACACTTTGATTAAAAAATATTTTGCTACATTGTTCTATAGTAATGAATCCAAAATCATATATAAAATTTATAATTTCTCTATCCCTTTTAGTAATCATATACGCTCTTTACCTCCCTTGATTGGCTTCTGAGTATTAGTAGGCATCCTAGGTTCTTCTTTGACTTTAAGTCCTTTAGTATCTTCATATGGAACATAATTAGCTATATTAGATATGTTAAGCTGAGGTTCTTTCTTATTGACTTTATCAAATGTAGGTTTTTCTTTAGCCTTTTCTTCTATCTTTTCTTTACTTGTTTTTATGTTTTTTAGTTTCTTTAAATCTATAAATATATCTCTATGGTTTGGTTGTATGGAAGGCTGTATAAAGTTATAGATTTTCTTGTTATCTACTAAAGGAACTATTCCATAGTTGCTAATATTAGTTTTATATACAAACTCTCTTTGTTCTAATCCTAGTGCCATTGTAGAGTCATCTGTTGCCACTTCACTAGACTTAGAGTTGTTTTGCCTAAATGAAATAATACAAGTGGATTGAGATTTAATAAAAGGGTCTAAATTATCTACAGTAGGTCTTTGAAGGCTACATATAAGGAATACTCCTAGACTTGCACCAAACTGTGCTATTCTTCTAATTAACCTTACTATATCTTCTTTGAGGGATTTAATATCACTACAATCGCCTTTTGTCTGAAATAAGCTAGACATTTCATCAAAAATCACAAATACAGTTGATAATTTATTTCCCTTATTTATCTTGTTATAATCCTGGTAATTATCAGCCATTGCCTTTTTTCTGTAAGGTCTTATTAATTTATCTCTATCTTCCATTTTCTTGTCTAAGTGTTGTAACATTGTTAAAGTTTTTTCTAAAGTATCTGCAAAGGCTCTACATTGTTTTGCATCTTCGTATAAGATTAAATCTGACTTTGCTACCTGACTTAAATATAGTTCTAGCTCCTCTATACTACAATTACATATAAGTCCTGTGATAATACAATCTGTCATTTTAGATTTGCCTGACCTTGTACCTCCAGTGATAAGAATATGAGGGTATTTAATCATATCAATAATAATAGGCTCACCATTATAACCATTCCCTAGATAAACTTCCCAAGGCTTTAATCCTGTAATAACCTCAAATTTATCCTTATTAGGCTCTGCAAAAATAAAATCTGCATAAACAATATTACTTCTCTTATTTTTATTAAGCACACACATACATCCATAGTTATCCTCTATCGTATCCTTAATATCTTCTAGTTCTTTAAACCTAAGTCCATCTACAATTAAGATATCTGCTTTATAACCATACTGAGTTTTCACTACATTATTAAGGCTATATGTCTGCTTCATTTTATTAAACTTGCCTAAGTTAGACATAATGTTAATCCATTTGTTTTGGAATTGTGCTATCTCCCTCCCCTCTTTTAACTTCTCGAACATCATTTACCCCTCCTAGAAAATACTTTTATTATCAGCTTCATCAAGCCTTTTAAACTTCTTCACTTGCCTTCTACAAGACATAACTTTTAATTTAGTATTATTGGTCTTACTACTCTTTGTTTTAGCTATATATCCTAAATAGCTAACTAAAATCCATGTTCCACCTAATGCTATATACTTTGCTATAATAACCACTTCAAATTCCTCTTTCTTCTTGTCTCTTAATATATCTATATGCAGTGTTATCAT